AACTGCTGATTGCTGACTTTCCCGAGGTTGGCATACCGTTTCGAGAGGTTGGTGGCTGGTCATCGCGTGCCAGGATGCAGACCGTATCGGGAATCACGACAAACCTAGAAATTGCTGCTGACCATCTGATTTTCCCGACGATTCGACAAGAGCAGTTGCCGCTAGGTTGGGACAGCGAGATGCCGAGTGTGGCGAACGGTCAGATAATGTCCTCGCTAGGGATCGACGGACCTATCCGTGGCACGAACTATCGAGACAGACGACCTACCCTAGCGATTCTTGACGATATCGAGAACAAGGAATCGGCAGCAAGTGAGGCAATCATCGAGTCAAACGAGAACGTCATTGAAAAGGACATCGGTGGATTAGGGGCAGGGGGACGCAGGGTCAGTCGAGTGATGCTATGCACGACGCAGAACCGGCAGTGCATCGCTTATCGCTATACCGATAGAAAACAGAAACCATCATGGAACGGCGTCAGGTTCCGCAAGATGGTGACGCCACCAGCACAAATGGATTTGTGGCAACAGTACATTGAGTTGCGGGTGAACCGCGATGGCGACGAAGATCCCGACGCACGCGAGGCGTTTCGATTCTACGAGGCGAACCGCGAGCAGATGGACGCAGGCTGCGAAATCAGCAATCCGTACAGCTATGACACTCGGACGGCGTCAGATGGCAAGCCAATCGAGCTATCGGCAATCCAGGCATATTACAACCGAGTCTCTGACTTTGGTGCGGATGCGGTCGCAACGGAGGATGATACCGATCCACCAAAGCAGGAAGGACCGCAGGGAATAGGTTTGACCGCGAACTTGGTCACGTCGCGTTTGAGCGGGTTGGACAGGAGACAGCTACCCGCGAACACGGCATCGGTCACAGCGGCAATCGACCTAGGAAAATACCAATGCCATTGGGTGATCGCTGCTTGGTGGAAAGGTGCCGGCGGCTGCATCGTCGATTATGGTGTGGCAGAGGTTTACGGCACCGACCGCAGCCTAGACAACGAGGCGTCAGAACCGCAGATTTACAAAACGCTGCTGAACTGGCGAGATGAGCTATTGCAGAAAAAGCTAGTTGACGCTGCCGGCGTGGAACGTCGCGTAGACAGCGTGTTTGTCGATGCCGGCACGTTTACAAATGCAGCCTACAAGTTCGTGCGAGACGTGGGCAATCCATTCCATGCGTCAAAGGGAATCGGTAACTACAGAGAACGCAAGAAATCGACAGCAACAACGAAGGCTGGCGACAACATGCACGCTGAACTGCTCAGTGCATCAAACCTCTGGCTATTCGAGTTGAATACCGACTATTGGAAACAATGGGTGCATGAGCGTTTTTTGGCTCCGACGTTCGACGAGGAGAACATGCTACGAAAGGGATCGTTGTCGCTGTTCAACTTGCAGGGCAATCGGAAACACTTGAGCTACGCACAGCACATCGTGGCGGAAGAACTGGTAAGCGAGTTCAAAGAGGGCAAAGGTGCCAGGAACTATTGGATGGTTCACAACGCTAACAATCACTGGCTTGATGCGACCTACAACGCAGCAGCAGCGGCACGATTCACTGGAATCCATCTGCTGTCTAATCAGAACACACAGAAGATAAGTGCTACACCGATTGAAGCAGCAAAGCAGCGACAAAAGGTGCAGCGTAAACGACACGGCAACATTCGCAGCCGACCGGGTGGCTGGGTTAAAGGAGTGAGACATTGACAGGTGCAACCATGCCAAGAAAGCGTACACGCAAAACAAAAAAGACGCCGCAGCCTAGAGCGTTCGTAGCTCGTCCATGCAATGCTTGCGTGACACGTCGCGAGCCAAATACGAACTACAGCCGAGTCTATAGCAAGCATGGAAGGATGAGGTACTGCAAATGCGATTTCTGCGGTCACACGTGGACCCAGACCATTTCAGCAGACCAAATTGCTACGGGCGTAGCAAATAGACAGGGCAAAAGCATAGCAAAGCAGCAGAGCCAGCCTAAAGATACAGGGCATGGCAACAGCAGCATCACTTCTAAGTCAAATCGACGCCGCGATTGAATCGCTACTGACAGGCGGTGCGGAATCCTATTCTATAGGGAATCGCACCGTCACTAAGTTAGATTTGGGCGATCTATTTGAGCAACGCAACATTCTGCAAACGCAAGTGGAGCGTGAGTCTGGTGGAGGCTTGCGTTTAGCTAAGTTTCAGAGGCGTAGCCGATGATAGGCAAAGCACTCGACAGCTTTATCGGTGCTCTGTCGCCGCAGTGGGGAGTCAAACGCACAAAAGCACGCAAGCTGATGCGTGCCTATGCTGGTGCGGAATCTAATCGACTCACCAACAACGCGAGACCCAAAAACCAAGCCGCTGACAGCGAGCTGATGGGACCATATGGAGCAGATGCACTCCGAGCGTGGTCACGGAAGCTAGTTCGCGACAATGCTTATGCTTGGGGCGTCGTTGATACGATCGTGAGCAGTGTGGTCGGTTGCGGAATGACCGCACAATCCATGCTAGAAACCGACGATGGCGTTGACGTAGAAGATGTCAATTTTCAGCGTGACGATTCTTGGGACCGATGGACGGACGTTTGCGACATCAACGGACAATATACGTTCGTCGAAATGCAGCGTATGGCACAGCGAGAGATCGTTGAGGCTGGCGAAGTGTTAATCCACATGGTCACAACTCCTGCAAAAGAGTTTCGTGGCATCAGCAGACCAGTTCCTTTTGCCCTTGAATTGGTGGAAGCGGACAGGCTGGCTGCGGACAAAGACACTTATGCGATTGCACGCGATGGCGGCAAAAGGATTGTGCGAGGTGTTGAGCTAGACGAGCTTGGCAAACCGCTAGCCTACTGGATTTATCCTGACCATCCGCAGGCACCGCAGGCGTGGAATCGCGACCCGATTAGGGTAGAAGCGAAAAACGTGCTGCATCTGTTTCGACGCGACCGCATCGGACAGTCACGCGGCGTGACCTGGTTTGCACCTGTGGTTTCTTGGCTGCGGGATTTGGGCGTCTACGTTGAGAACGAGCTGCAAGCGTCAGCAGTCGCGTCTTGCTTCGGTGTTGCAATCAAAACAGAAGGTTCGTTCCCAGGACTGTCAGGCGAGAGCACAGAACCAGACAGCGTGGACGACAACGGCAATTCGTTCGAGTACCTAGAGCCAGCGATGGTTGCTCGTCTGCGACCTGGCGAGTCAATCGAAAGCATCAATCCTGGCAGACCGAATAGTGCGTCAGAACCGTGGATCAACCTGATGCTGCGTGGCATCGCAGTCGGCACAGGGTTGAGCTATGAGGTCGTTGCCAGGGATTACAGCAAGACCAACTACAGCAGCAGCCGCACAAGTCAGCTTGAGGACCGTAGGCGTTTCCGTTGCTGGCAGATGTACCTAATCCAACATCTTTGCAAGCCAGTCAGGGCGAAGTTTGCAGAAGCCGCAGCACTCGCAGGCGTTCCGCACTTTCCGACGATGGCAGAGCTTCTAGCTGACCGGCACAGTGCTGATCCGGTGGAATGGCAAACTCCTGAGTGGGAGTGGGTAGATCCGCAGAACGAGCAAAAAGCGTCGCAGGCATCTATCGACGGTTTGCAGAGCACCTACCAAACCGAGCTAGGTTCCCGCGGTCGCAACTGGCGACAAGTATTTCACCAGCGAGCCAAAGAGGAGCGTCTAAAAGACCAGCTAGGTTTGACGACGATCGAAGAAGCAAAGATAGAAGCAAAAGCGGCAGCACCGCTACCGCAGGCAGTCGAGCAGCCCGCACTACCAGAACCAGAGGCAGAGCCAGAGGTGGAAGTTGGGCAAGTATGACCATATCGACTTTGCACCACCGGCAGGCGTCCGAGAAGAGGCAGCAAGAGGACTCGAATGGCGTCGTGAGTACAACCGTGGAGGGACAGCGGTTGGCGTTGCACGAGCGAGGGATTTGTCAAACGGCAAAAAGATTAGTCCGCGAACTGCCAAACGCATGTCGAGCTATTTCGCAAGACACGCAGTTGATTCAAAAGGCGAAGGATTTAAGCCAGGACAAAAAGGCTTTCCGAGTGCTGGCAGAATCGCGTGGGCGTTGTGGGGAGGCGACCCAGGACAGGCGTGGGCAAACAAGCTAGTCAGGCAAATCAAAGCTGCTGACGAAAAAGAGCGAGCAATCACAAGCGAGGAACCAATGCCAAACAAACGCGGCAAAGTCAAGCTGAGTCGTTATGACCGCATCCCAGAAGAACAGATGGTGATGCGTCTGGCGGAAATGCGGCGTGCTGACACTGACAGC